CACGATCTTTCTCAGTAAAGGTACAAAGAGTAAATAAAAACACTCATTAAAATATTATACGCATATTTTAATGAAGGTTCATACATTAGACATAGATAGTAGTGCAAGGGATGTTACATTGTACCCAAATGCAAACAGTTATGTCGTGAATCTGAAAACTCCGATTTATAACGTTTCTGAATTTAAACTTGTTTCTGCGAGAGTTCCTACAACTCAATTGCTTATATGTGATACAAATAACACATTTACTTTAGATGAAGGTGGTACCTCGTATGAAATAGCTCTGACGAATGGGAACTACACTACGACTACTCTTAAGAATGAACTTAAAACCAAACTTGATGCCGCGACACAATCTACTTATACAGTTGCAATCGGAACAAATAAAGCGTTTGTAATCACTGCTAATACGAGTACTTCAAAAATTTTGAAATTTAGGACAGGTACGAATGGTTATACAAGTGAATCATCCAGAGAGACTACACCTCATCAAATAATAGGTTTTGGATCAGATGATTATGGGTTCACTAATACCATTACAGGTGGATTTGTTAATACAAATGGACCTAACTCACTCGTTTTAAAAATTACAGCAAATTCAGACGAGTTAAATCAAGACATTTATTCGACGAGTCCTTTCTACACTGGTCATATTCTCTCAAGTGGATCTGAATTTATAAACTGTAACGGTTCAGATGATACAGTCATTCATAAATTTCATTCTGGACCACAGAAAAGTATCGAAAGTGTTAAGATTGACTTCTACTATATGAGTCATGGTCGTCTCATCCCATATGATTTTAGAAACCAAGATCACATTTTAAAATTTCAACTCGTAGGATCTAAGGACAAACTTGAAAATGCAGCAAAAATACCAATTGAAGTTCCCGAAGAAAAGGAGCCATTAATAAGCATTCCTGAACTGAAGAATGTTTATCCATGGGAATGGCAAGTTGCTACGATTATAATAATTGGAACAATTCTCATACTATTTACCAAGTCGAAACCGTCTAGCGCATGATGGCATAAACGGGGGTGGCAGGCTTGGTAACACTGTTAGAAAGGCGAGAAACGACGAGGAATACGACGATGGAGATGAGAGTGGTCATCACGGCGGTGAGTGCGTACTGAGCACCACCGTTCTTGGGGACCTTGACGAGCTGAGTTACCAGCCAGCGGGCGAGATCCATCCAGGAAAGGGCAGCAGCGAAAGAGAATCCCGCGACGATGCCATTGAGGGCCTGAGACTCAAGCTCCTGGGTGACGAGGCTGATGGTCTTGGTAAGATCGGTCATTGTAATATACTTTACTGTGGGAAAATTATTCTGGTAACAGTTCCTCCTTTTCAACTATTTTTTTGAACTTTTTCTTTTTTATTGTTTTTGTTTTTGAAAATATCTGTTCATCATCTGATGAATCTTCACTAGAGCTTGTTCCTGAACCATCGTAGGCTTTAAACTTATTATCTGAAAAAGACCATGCTTCAGGTTCCGAGGTGCTCATTACTATTAATAGTATTTTTTAACATCTGTTCTGTCGGATTCTGGGGTTGCCACTCGTCCCATCTATCATATGCTTCATTCATACGTAAAAAAGTCGGATCTGAACCAGTGTATCGTTCAAACGGTGGGCACTCTTCTGGTGCTATGATAGACATTTCTTCATCTTCTTCCTCATCCTCATCCTCATCGTAAATATCGGGAAATAGAGATCCCACATCCTGACCAACTGTGTACATAGCACAGTATTTCATCGCATATTCCATGTCTTCTGGAAGAAGAGTATCTCTTCCACACGCCCTGGAATATTCGGCTGCGAGTACAGTACTCCTTTCCATAACGGGTATTAAAAGGTTAGTCATGGTCTCAATATATTGATTCACGAGACCATCACCACCGTCACCAAAACCAGTTTGCATATTCATCTTTAGTATTGAGAGTTAAAAAGAGTTTCTGCAATTCCCTCAGAAATACGGAGAACATTGTAACTTAGGGCATAAACTCGGATTTGCCTAGATTCGGAACAAGGTGTGAGATTCATTTTAAGAATCTGTTCCTTGATCAAACTAAAATTGATTTGTCCTGTGGGATACCATTTTTCGGGTTCAAGTGCAAAACTGTATGAATAGAAACGACGAATGAGTTGCGTCTTCGAATGATGTATAGCACCTTGTACCGCTTTAAGAAATGCGACACCCCCTACATCACGTGTAATTATGTCTTCACCATCTAAGGTGAGTGTTAAGTAATCCAAGTTTTCGTAAAATATTAGTTTATTATTTACAATAATATTCGTATTATCATAATCAAAGATGGATGCACTATCTCGGTGTATAACAAAATACAATTCTTTTACTGGATTTGTAAAATCTAATTTGAATACACCTTCATTTATATCAGCATCTACATTAAATATATCCTGTTGAACTTGTGTAATTAAGTAGTCAGTTGATACACTTTGAATTCGAAGACGTTCTACACAATCAACGAATACAACTTCTGCACATAGTTCAAATTGTTTTATTTTAGGTACGGGATCTTGAAGAGTGGCACCCGGAATCACAACATCATGTGCATCCCTTAGCTTAATTTCAATCTCAACTTCTTGTTTCGTTATAGCACATAATGGTAAAGCGAGTTCAGTGTTTCTATAGAAATAAAATGGAATATCGACGAAAAAATCTACATCTGAATTTAAACCCAAAGTATTGTACTCAAGAATATCTGAACTACCAGCTGCTAAATTATTACTATTTCTAATTGGGTATTTACCTACAAGATGTTCAAGTGCATACTGCTTTGTCTGTGTGATATTTTGTTCGGAATAAATTTGAAGATAATCACTGGTAATATGTTGTATAATTTTTCCACCTATGATGAGATCTACATACTCTATAATTCCGTGTCCTACCGACTCTATATAGTGTGGTGATATTTGAGGAAGTTTCATTTTTACACTGATAGTTGTAAGTAAATCTCCCTGATTTTGAGCAATCTTAAATCGAACATTCTTACCAAAATCAGCCTCATTTTCTGGATCTATGGTGGCGTAGTGTCTTGAGAAAATTGAATGTTTTTTAAAACTTTCCACGAAATGACTGTAGTCTGGGTCAATTGTGAAAAACTTCTCTTGAGGACCAGATGTCATCAGCTGTATCTGTCCAGCCATTACTACTATATTCATCTAAAATTTTAAACCTGCTAAACCACTTTCGAAACGTAACACGTTATAATTTATAGCATATACACGTGTATCATTGTCATGAGTTGAATTTATTGGCACTATTTCAATTGTAAGTAGTTTATGTGATATGCGACTCATATTTACTTGACCAGTTGGATACGGCATTTCTGGTTTGAGTGAGAATGAATATGAACCAAATTTAGAAGGTCCTATCACGGCATTTAGACCATTAATCTGTGCGGTGGTTGTCGATTTTATACGTGGAACATTTATATGATGTTTGAATGGTTGTTCATACATGAAAAATAGACCATTTTGATTAAAAATAGTCTCATTGTTAAATTTAAGTTCAATATTTGCAATTTCGTTATAATAGTTAGGTAATGTAGTACTTTCATTCGATGACACAAAAAACATTTCTTTCACGGGGTGTTGAAAATTGAGCATCACTGAACGTTTATTGTCACCGGCTTTCATCTTAAACTTTGCCATCTGTAACTGTGTAATGACATAATCAAGTGGGTGAGACATTAGATATCCAATTTCTTCGGGTGTTACATAAACAAATTCTGTATCAATTGAGAACTTTTCAATAGATGCGGTGGCATCTACTATGGTGTCCTGGGGATAGCTTGCACTCACGTTTTGTACAAGCTGTGCGAGTGGTCGAGTTTTAATTCTAACTTCTACGAGTTGTTTTGTGAGAGTACATGTAGGTATAGCCAATGCAGGATGTCTGTAAAAGTAAAATGGAAGATCGAGAAAGTATGTGTATTTATCAGCGTAAGAGAAGTAATTTCCATGACCATTCAAAAAGTATAGAGTTTGATCTATATCGTCATTTGTATTGTGCAATTGTTGGTGCATATAAATATACTCCCCAGTCAATCGTTGTATAGGCTGACCACCTATGAGAAGCTCGGCATACTCTATGAGATGTGAAATAACAGATGGACACCATACCATATCATTTTCACTATTATCGTCTGGTTTTGGATCAGAGAGTGTAACCTTTAGTGTCATGTTTCGTACCAAGTCCCCCTTATCACCAGGTATTCTACATGTAAGTATTTGACCAAAATCTATATTACCATCGAATTGACTCTCCACAAAATCAAATGCAAACTTTGTATGTCTTTTAAAATTCATAAGAAAGTATGAAAATTGTGGATCACCTGTGAGCCATTGATCTTGGACTCCAGTGGCGGCAATTATCAGACGGCCAGCCATTCCTACTGTATATGAGTAAAATTTTGCTAAATAAAACGAGACAATACAATAGAATGAATCTTCAGTTGAGGAAATTCAAACCCGAAACAATTACAGATGACAGGGTATGTGTATTCATCGGTAAGCGAAATACGGGCAAGTCTACACTGGTAAAGGATATAATGTATCACAAGAAGCATCTTCCTGCTGGTATAGTATTGTCAGGGACTGAAGAAGGTAATCATTTTTATTCAGATTTCATTCCAGATCTCTTTATTTATGGTGATTATGACCGAGATGCAATCGAGAGAGTGATGGCGAGACAGAGAAAACTGGTAGGTAACGGAAAGTCAAATTGTGGAGCTTTTATGCTTTTAGATGACTGTATGTATGACAGTAAGTTCCTTAAGGACACATGTATTAGACAGTGTTTTATGAATGGAAGACACTGGAAAATATTTTTCATGCTGACTATGCAGTATGTGATGGACCTTCCACCGGCACTACGAGCTAACGTGGATTACGTGTTCATTCTCAGGGAGAACATCATTCAGAATCGAGAAAAATTATACAAAAGTTTTTTTGGAATATTTCCATCCTTCGATATGTTTTGTAAGGTGATGGATGCGTGCACCGAGAATTACGAATGCTTAGTTCTCGATAACACCGTAAAGTCCAACAAGATTCAGGACTGTGTATTTTGGTACAAGGCAACTGTCAGGAAAAACTTCAGGGTAGGAGGTCCTGATTTATGGAGACTTCATAAAAAGATGTACAACCCCAAGCACCTTCAACAAAAAGAAGACGACGCTAAGAAGGCGACTAAAAAGACAAACCTGAAAATTACGAAAACAAAATAATACCCCGCGTCTCATAATCTCATGAAAAAAGTAAGACTATACTAAAATGGCTACAGAACACGTCAACACCATGAATCTTTCTGATAACGGTGATGGTATGGTTCCATTGCATGATAATCCATCTACGGCTTTTACACATGAAAAAAATGTGACACAACATAAAGAGACCATGGATTCTACTCCCATTAATGATATTATGATGGAGCCCCCTATGATGACAGAAGAGCCCAAGATGCAGGGTATGATGCCACAGATGACTGCTCCCCAACCCCAGGGTGCTTACCCCGCCCCCATGCAGCAGGCGCCTCAACCTGCTAAAAAGAACCCCCTCGACCTAACTGATGAACAAATGACTGCCCTCGTCGTTGCTGCCTGTACTGCCGCTGCTGTGAGCAAGCCTGTACAGGATCGACTCGCGACCTCTATCCCCAAGTTCCTTAACGAGCAAGGGGGTAGAAGTGTGGTTGGTCTTGCCTCGACTGGTGTCGTGGCTGCTATTGTTTTCTATTTCATCAAGGATTACATTGTTAAGCCTTAAGAAGGGGATTCCCAGCCCATATTACTGTAAATCGAATTATCGATGCCGAGGAAATATGTAACTAAAGCTCCAATTGCGAACGTCATCGAGAGCAAGGCACTAATATCAAATGCCTTTCTCTTGTCGCACTCGAATTTTTCCACAGACTTCTTAGTCTGCTTCCAAATCTTATTGCCCATGTAGGTCAATATAAGCGCAATGATGGTACTCGTGAAGAAGAAACCACGATCCACGGCGAGTTCAGGTACGTTACCAACAATGAAACGTAACATATTTGGGATAACGAGGGTTAGCCAGATGAGATTAAACTCATAGTTTTCGAAAAACTTGGGAACCACCAACACACTGAAGATGGCAACCCAGTATCCAATCACCATGAGAAGAACATTGACAGGGGTTTTCATTTGATATACACGTAGATTATTTATCCTGAACATGCTCGCCACAAAACGGTGTCCTGTCAGAAATTTTTGTGTATATACCTAGATTGATACATATTTCCCTCAACTCGATGTAGTTTTTCCAAAAATTTTCCGAGTGATCATACTCCTCTACAGTGCAGTGCGCCAATTCGTGAAGAAGAACATGGAAAATATGATTAACGTCACCATCTAAACATACAACGATATCACCACCCTTGTTTGTATTGTACCCAACTGAATTTTTCATACCATATATACCAGTTATAGGTATGTGTCTGGTAAGCATACTGAACTTCTCGGGACCGTTTGTACGGATGTGTTCCCGAAGAATGCGGTACTTTTCTTTGACAGCTATGAGTCTAGGTGCATCTCTAGTTATATAGAGAATCCATAGATTTATTAAAAGTAGTACTATCATCTATCATAGACGAAGATAAATTTACTATACAATTCTGAGATGGGATTTCCTCTGAGCCCTTCCCAAAGTTGTAATTTAAAACCATGATCTTCAGCGTGTGTCACTAATAAATCTTTATACGCCACCGGCTCCGATTTAGGTCCATCTGCATAATACGGAGTATCTGTTAAATGAACAAATAACTTTTCTCCAAAGTCACCATTACCATGAGCCTTAAGTTTAAAAAAGTTACCAGCCTCATCCACATATGGAGTTTTGAATATGATCTTTTCTGAGTCTGGTATGATTCCTATGAAGAGACCACCAGGTTTTATTCGCTTCTTAATTTCCCTGAGGGAATTCATAAATAGACGTTTTGTAGCAAATATATAGTGAAGTGAAAAATTAAAACATACAATATCAAACTTTCTGTTTGGACATGCATGAATATCACCCTCATAAAAATTAACTCTCATACGCATATTTTTAGCACGAGAACGCGCCTCTTCGAGAGCTGAAGGTTCTGGGTCACACATATTTATATTCACACCACACCTGTGCCACTTTTGTAAATCACCGCCAAAACCACAACCCACGTCAAGTATATGCTGACCCTCATGTGCTACAGATTGAATCAATGCACGTTTGGCCTCGTTATGGTTCTTACGAATCTCATCCATACTTCTTACATTTCATGATTTTTTTAACTCACTTAGGATCGCATTTGCCAATTGTCGTTGTCCTATTTTGAAACGACCGGCATACATATAATTATTCTTGAACGTATCACTATTCAAATATGTTACAATGTTGTCTAGATCTATTTCTGTGTGTGGAATAAGACACAATAACTTTCCACCAAAATATGTGACAGTTCCCTTGAATGCAACGTTTGTATTTCTCGTGAGATTTCTGACATAGATACACGGTCGCCCCTTATGTTCTTCCATCGTTTTAATATTTCGAGGGGCACCCCACTCGAACCAATTCTTTTCATTAAACTTTTTTATTTTTCTACCCAAAAGTTCATCCTTATGTTTCATGAGATGTTTGTCAATCTTTTCATTTTCAGTTGGAAATTTAGTTGGAAATATAAACTTTTCGATATTATTTTCATCGACAAGTACATCTGTCATACCAAATGGCATCTTATACACTTCATCTCTACCTGAAACCAGACCAACATATGTACTAAACACGTTTGACACTATATTACCACGTTGAGGTGTATCATTTAGTGTAAGAATTCCATCAATTACATTACAATATTTCAGATCGCCACCGACATTAACTATATCTTGACAAACCCCCCTTTGATATCTGAATACAACTACATCAACACTTGCAGAGTCAAAAAGTTTTTCGTCATTTGGAAAGTGGAAGTGGGTGAATGATCCCGTTCGAATCATTTCAGTTATGATCTTTGAAGCACTCGTCAATTTTATAAAGTCTGAAGGAACTATAAAAATAAATTCTCCGTCGTCGTCTAAAAGATGATAACACTTCTCAATAAATTGGATATATAAGTTACCTTTACTTTGTTTGACATATGGAGGATTACCGATAATTGTTTTAAATTTTTTATCAAACTCGTGAGACATAAAATCACCATATACAATTCTTTGATTATCATTAAAATTTATACATGGTTTTATACTTGAATCAATCTCATAACATTCCATGGGATAATCAGCATCACTCTCCAAAAACTTCTTCAACAAATGTCCAGAACCAAATGATGGTTCCAGAAGTTGAGCACCCTTGTGTTCCACATGATCAAATACATATTGCTGCAATCCTTCATTGATCGTGAAGAATTGTCCCAGCTCTTTGCTCATTGGCTCTTCTCTCTATTTCTCGCTCCCAAACTTTAAGCGGTTCGGCCCATTTTCTCATAAGCTCTAAGATCTTCGATTCCATCAATCCTCTGTATTCCTGATTTGATCTTTTAATGTGACCACTAGGCCATGTAATTTGAATCCCATTTGATGGATTTACTTTTATATTTTGTTCTGGAATTTCATCAAAGTTACCAACCCAAGCACGAGATGTTTCTTTGGTAACAATAATTACACCGTAATGCTTGAGAATACGATCATGTGGTGTATTAATCAAAGATGTAGCTATAGAAGGATGATCTCTACACCTCGGATCATTTAGGACATACTTGACGAAATGTGTAGTACCAACAAGATTGTTTGCTTGATTTGGACGATCCTTAACAACCTTAATATTAATAGGATACGTGCCGAACCAAATATCCCCCAACTCTCGTGGTTCAGATTTTCTAAACACATTGGGGAATTTAGTAATGATGTGATCACTAATTACATCCTCATCGGATACACTATTTCGTCGTCCGTCAGTGTGTTCTGTATTGAAATCAAACATACAATTAGATAGCTCGCGATTCAAAATCGTAACAATACCCTTGATGTCATGAGTGAGTGTCACGAGTTGTAAATACGTATATTTGGTCATTGTTTATTATCTCCCTGATCGGATGTTTAACTTAGGGCTTAAAGTTTTGATTCTTAATATTATTATAATGTCGCTCGAAACCGATTATACTACTGTACCTGGTCAAGTTTTTGCTTGTCTCTCGGTCATAGGACCCGAGGCTCCACAGAAGAATGACAAGTTCGGTATCAAGATTCGCGGTGCTTTCTCCACTCGTGACGAGGCTGCTAACCATGCGAAGCGCCTCCAGAAGGAGGATCCCACTTTCGATATTTATGTCGTTGATATGTACAAGTGGCTTCTAATTCCCCCCGATTCCAGTAAGATCGATGATGTGCATTACTCTAACGAGAAACTCGAAGAGATTATGACTGGTTACAAGGAAAACCAGGCACAGGCAGCTCGCATGTTCCATGATCGTAAGGAGGCTATGACAAATGCCAAAGCTTACACACCTGGTGATGAAAATTCCAAGTTCTACACGAAGCCCGATGAGGCCCCCGTGTCCCATCCCGCAGAAATCCTAGAGAAGCTTCAGAAGGAGAAGCCCGATACTCCCATGGAGGAACTCGTCAAGGAGGCTGATGCGATCGTAGCCGCTGAACTCGAGGAGCGACGTAAGCAGCGGGAGGATTCTACCAATGGAAAGATGGGAGAAATCACAGAGGAGGAGGAGGGTGAAGAGGTCACCTCTAAGGAGTGTTAAAAAATATTCATATACAATAAACAAATGATAGGTATTATTATCACAGCCATCTTAGTAAGTGCTTTTTTTATTTTGTTTTCTAATCCTAAGTTTGAATTACAAAACAAAAAGTCTAAACCTAAACCTAAAGAAAATGTCAGTACTACTGACGGTTTCATAGAAGATACATATAGAGGACCGTTTGTGGATCATTTCATCCCTCCAAAATATGGAGATATCGGGAAATTTGTTGCCTACTCTAGTATTCCAGAGGAACATTGGCTTCATGGTTATCCACATGAGAGTGGTAAAATAGAAATCCCCGATGAAACATCAGATGAAAAGTTACAGAGGCGTCTGGGTGAAACTACCCTTGAACTTAACATTGATGAAAAGTTTCTTATAGATTAAGTGTATCTGAGAATCACAGGTTGCATTGTTTTACCCATAAAAAATCCAAGTAAAAATACAGCGAAAGCTATAATCCAAGTTGATTTATCCACTTTCTCGAAAAGGTCAAATTTATCCTTTTCTAGTTGTGGCGGGTGTTGGGGCATGTGATAATCCATGTAATATTGAGGATGCTCATCCTGAACCATTGGAGTTTGAGGAGGAGGCTCATCAACTTTGGGGTCATATTCGATGGGATTTCCTATATCAGTTTCCATTTTCTAATATAGTTTTCGTTTTTTTTAAGCGTCTTCTTCCTCACTTTCACTCTCATCATCAACAACAAAATCCTTGAGATTACCATTTTCGTCAGCATCACTATCACATTCCTCCTCACTCTCATCTGAATAGCACTCATCTCCAGTATCAAATTCGGAATCTATGTCTGTGTTATGCTCATCAGAGCCGTAATCATCAACAAAATCAGTCTCAGTTGGCTGGAAAACATTGGGCTTCTTTATCTTGCGTCCTGAACGAGTAATCATTTATGGTTAAGGAGAGATTATTGTTTAAGTAGTTTTACGATATTCATGTGCAAACAATGAGTTCTAGAGGTGTTCTTTTTGCATTTAGGACATAATTGCTTAATTTCCTTCCCATTTATGATGTATGACATCACCACATCCTCGTGACTCCCCTTGATTGATTCACAATATGTAGATGTAGTGAGTGCCACAAACTTATTTTTATCTTTTCTAATGCTCACAACTTGTGTATCTTCTGGAGCTTTCATACTTTTTTTAATGAACAGTTCTAAATGGGGTTTCACATTATTTTGATTTAGTGGTGGCTTATCTACAAACTTTTTGATTTCTGGACACTTCTTCAGTTCCTCCTTTTTGGGATAGAGACGATCTACGATTGTCCGTGACAATTGATGTCTTCGACCACAAAAGTCTTTACAGAAACCATCTCGGCGTCCCCTGAGAGTTTCACATACACAGAAACACTTTTGTAAAATAGTTTGACCACTTATTATGAACCACACATGATTTGAACCATGATCACGTTTAAGATTTTCACAGTATTTAGAATTTGTAGATACGAGATATGTGTCCCGTCGCTTGAACAATTTTTGGACATACGCATTATTTTGACCTTCTAAGTTTGTTCGAATAAAAGTTTCCACCATATTTTTTAGTTCATCGTCATAAAGTTCATCTTTAGTCTCTTCTTTTGTGAATGCCCCCTCCTTAATTTTTATTGATGGTGGTTCTATGTGTGTAATCTGAGGTTCATTTGTACGAACAGTAGCCATTTTAAGTATTTCGAGGCTTGGATCCTGACCAATATTGAGAATAGCACTCAGAGGTGGTCCAGGTTTATACACAAAAAAGGGGAGATATGCGAGCTGATCAACTTTACCTTTGTCACAGTGTGCACACCCTCGACCACCACATGCGTCATGTTTAGCTCTTTTATAGGACCAAGGCATCCTAAATCCACTACCCTTTGTTTTTCTTTCTACATTCCCATACACAGCAGCATCTATGATTTCATTCCAGTCTATACTACCCTTAGCTTTGGAAAGAGCTATGAGAATATGCTCGCGGAGGGCAATAGCAGAAACTTGATCCACAACGAAATTAGGCCAATTGAGATGAACACCTGTTTTAGTGAGATTTCCACTCTTCTTTGGGGGAGCAATAGAAATGATACATTCTCGGCCACCGTGTCGTTTCACTTTATCACAGATAACCTTACAAATGTCTTTTACCTCGTCAATACTGAGTGACTCTCGGTCCTTGTAGTCTATATCAACAAAGAAGTTGTATTTTTCACTTTTCTGTTCAACGACATAGAGACGCTCCCCACGTTTTACCGATTCTACGTACCTTTCATGGAACTCGTTCAATTTATCAAATGGCACGGAGAGGACACCACCGTCCATGAGCACATGTGATAGATTGGCTGCATGAGTAATTTTTTGAGATGCACACCAACTCTTAAACATACTTATAGTGCGCCTCTACTCTCTAAACCATCGCATACAAGAAACATCTCTATATTCCTTTCCCTGAGAAAGTTCCTTCTTTATGATTAATAATTCATATACAGTTTTTATCTTATTTTCTTCAATCCAGTCTTCAACCTCTTCTTCACATAAGCCACGATTCTTCTCGAGAAGTTCGCCAATCTGGCGTAAAATATAAGCCTTCGACTTCATTATTTTATAGAAAATGTTTTTCTATTCAAAGAAGTCATACAGGAGTAAAATTGTGGGTTTTTTAGAACATTGTCTATTATCAGTTTCCAACGCTTACGTGAGTTAAATTCATCTAGAGTATCATAACTCATATAATCGTTTTCGTCGTATGTTTTTCGAATGGGTTGTTTTTGAGCCTTCCTGAGATTCATCTTGTATTTTTCTTCGTAAAACTTTCTAATTTGTGTTTGTTGTTCAGATTTGGTAAAATTAACGAAAAATATAAAAACATTGTATTCAAGTTCCACAGTTGGACTTTCCCTGACTGTAAATTTAAATTCTGTATATTCACCATTTTTTAGGGCGACGACACCCCTAGTTTCCTCTTCAAGTTCCCGAAGGGCACAACGAAGTGGATTAAATATCTCTCTTCTTCGACATCCACCTGTGACGAAAATCCAATCTTTATATCTCCAGTCCCTCACCGTGAGAAATTTAGGTTTCCCATCGGCAAAACTGACTGGTACAGCAATCGCTTTGTACTTTTTCATTGCGCATTCGCAAGTTATAATAGGATGACATGTTTATTCTTCTTTTTTTTCTTCAGTGACCGGCTCTGACTTTGGCTCTGGCTCTGGTTCCGGCGCGGGCTCTGGTGCGGGGGTTAGGCGCTTAACGACCTGGGTGGAAAATACCTTGAAGGCATTCATATCATCCTTAGTCTTGTTGAGTTCCTTAAATAGGAATATAATACCAAGGGCACACACAATTACGGCGACAGTCATGATAGTGTCACGATTCACGGGAATCATTATACTGGTACGTGTGGTTTTCTTTTTAAGCTTTCTACATCACTACCCCCATTTTAGTTTTACCTGGTACGGGGCATTCGTAGGGAGACTGAGCAAACTGAACGGATTCGTAATGCGCGTGTTCACATGATTTATCTGTCGATGGAGACACCCGGGGCTCACCGACAAACTTTTCGAGTGTCCTGGAATTAGGATCGTACGTCAATACAAAAACGATGGCGAGAAGAAATATAACTTTCCACATATAGTAATTAGTTAGAATATAAAAGACCACCCATACCATTCTCAATACGGAGTACATTGAAATTTACGGCATAAATATCATTATCGGAGTCCGCGGTATCATTCACGATACGAGCAGAGTCGAGGCGGGAAAAGTTAAGCGAACCAGTAGGCTGGAGCTTTCCAGCATCTAAGCAGAAGGGATAGAAGAAGAGCTTCTTGGCGGTGGAAGAGACACCGTTGGAGGAGTGGTAGAAGAGGGGTACAGTGGTGAAGTGGGGATCAGCGAACTTGAAGTCGGCGACGTCGGTACCGTTAATCTGGAGCTTGAGCTTATTATTGTCCCCAAGAATGGGGAGATTGGCAGCACCCGCAGCAGCCAGAAGCTTCACAGGGTGGTTGAAGTTAAGCTCCTGAATCTTGGATCCAGAGGATATAGCCTTCTGGACCTGGGTCATGATCATGTTCTGAGGCTGAGCAGCAAACATCTCACGTTCATCGGTGTCAAGATAGGCATAATTGGCATATACATCCCACTTGGCACTGTCCGCGATAGCGGTGGTTCCCCAAGTAATTCGAAGCTCGATATCGTGATATTGGAGGGCGATGAGGGGGAGGGCCGATTGCCAGTTCTCACAGAAAGCGAAACGGAGAGGATAGAATCGACTGTTGCCACCTCCACCAAAAAGATTACCAGCTACAGACTTGGAAGAAGAAGTAGCGTAGAGAGAGGGGGCGATCAGAGTTGAGAAAAGGGAATCCTGTTCATCAATGACCTGGCCACCTATGAGAAGTTCAACCTTGGAAATTTTTGTACGCCAGTCGATAGCATTGTAATCAAGAGTCTTGGTTCCGTTATTGGGAACAATATAGACATAACCGAGCATGTCACCCTTGCGCTCGAAGCGAACGGTGGACATACCACCATTTGAGACGTTGCCCTGAATGACCTGACGCTCGACAGTTTGGGAGAAATTCGTATGACGCTTATAGGTGGACCTAAAGAAAGACACCTCGGGCTGGCCAACGAGGTGTACATCCTGGGCACCTACGGCGACGAGTTGGGCAATACCACCAGACATTTTATAATATAGTGAGAGTTTATTTTTAAGCTTGGACGATTCTTAGAAGGTTAGATACCGATCTTCGACGAATTTGAGAGATTCGTGGGAGAACGAGGGAAGTACAAGTCCTATGGACTTGGCTGGACGGGCCAAACAGGGTTGCACTTGGGAGGAAAATTGTTCAGATTGTGTATTAAAAATAAGGTATCGATGAACCTTTTACATTAGTAGAACAAATTATTGTTGTTCCAGTATAAGCACCGCTGGTACCATCATTAATCGTTACTACACCAGCTGATGAAACACCATGACAATATAAAAATGTATTAAAAGCATAGTCACCATTTGGTTCAACCATAGTCGTGTCCGATAACCACCATTTACCACCATCTGGTACTTTCCAATCTGGTACACCATCCCCATAATATCTTGGGTCTCGCATTTTTTCAGTAGTGTAATTATCGGTATACGTCTCAGTAGCTCCTACTGGTAAAGTTATACTTTTAGAATATACAGCACCCGCTACTGGTACGTCAGCTGATATAGTAGAACCGTTTACATTTACTACAAAATCATAAATTGCAGCCCAATGAGCTTTACTTCTTGGATAAAATAGGTCTAATCCCAAAACACGCGTTCCATTATCATTGTGCCATTTATTTACAGAGGTTGCACTCGTATACCTATAAAAGTCGTACCCACCACCATCCGCTGTGAAATTTACATACATTTGTAGAGGATTTGGCATAGCGGGTGATTTAATCCAGAAATACCCATTTGTTAAACCTAGATTATAGTTGTTATTTAATTGTGCAAGATGCCATCCACTCACAGCTGGTGTCGATAGTGAACCATTTCCTGTGAAATATGGAGTCAAATATCTATTATCATTTAACATGTACGTATCACACTTAATGTTCCCCCTCACATCCAAAGCCGCACTCGGCTCTGAGGTCCCAATCCCCACATTCTCTGCCGCGATATCACCTTTTACAACAAGTACAGGCCGGGGGGTGAACACGTACGCGGCACCGGCGTCGGTACCACCCGTATCCTCATAGTACGCCCCCACTATAACCTTCGTCCCGTCCCCGCTCATGGAGATGCTAGAGCCGAAGTTGTCATTCGACTCTGGATCCGATGCCTGAATCTTCCCTTCTTGGGACCACGACGAACCATCGTAGGTGAAGATATAGGCGGCACCGGCGTCGGTACCACCCGTATCTTCTGTATACGCCCCCACTATAACCTTCGTCCCGTCCGAGTTCATGGAGACGCTATAGCCGAATCTGTCATTATACTCTACATCTGATGACTGAAACTTCGCTTCTTGGGACCACGACGAACCATCGTAGGCGAAGATATAGGCGGACCCGGCGTCGGTACCACCCGTATCCTCAAAGGGTGCCCCCACTATAACCTTCGTCCCATCCGAGCTCATGGAGACGCTATAGCCGAAGTTGTCATACAGCTCTACATTTGTTGACTGAAACTTCGCTTCTTGAGCCCACGACGAACCATCGTAGGCGAAGATATAGGCGGACCCGGCGTTGTCATAAGTCGTATCCTCCCACTTCGCCCCCACTATAACCTTCGTCCCGTCCGAGTTCATGGAGACAGCCCGATCATTGCCGAAGTTGTCATTCCCCTCTGGATCCAATGCCTTAATCTTCCCTTCTTGGGACCACGACGAACCATCGTAGGCGAAGATATAGGCGGCACCGGCGTTGGCAGCATTCGTCGTATCCTCCCACTTCGCCCCCACTATAACCTTCGTCCCGTCCCCGCTCATGGAGACACTATTGCCGAAGTAGTCATTCGCCTCTGGATCCAATGCCAGAATCTTCGCTTCTTGAGCCCACGACGAACCATCGTAGGCGAAGATATAGGCGGCACCGGCGTCGGCTTGGCCCGTATCCTCATAGTACGCCCCCACTATAACCTTCGTCCCGTCCGAGTTCATGGAGACGCTATAGCCGAATCTGTCATCCGCGCCGTGACCCGCAGCGATGTCTGATGACTGAATCTTCCCTTCTTGGGACCACGACGAACCATCGTAGGCGAAGATATAGGCGGCACCGGCGTCGGTACCACCCGTATCCTCATAGTACGCCCCCATTATAACCTTCGTCCCGTCCCCGTTCATGGAGACGCTATAGCCGAATCTGTCATTCAACTCTTTATCTGATGCCTGAATCTTCGCTTCTTGGAACCATACTTTTGTCGCATTTATATCCACAGACGTAGACGCAGACGTATTGGATACCTCAAATAATCCATCGATGGTGAGTTTTTGGGTTGTAGTGATATTACTCGCGTTAATGTTAGAGGCGACTTCAACATCTCCTGAAACGATGAGTTCTGCTTCGGATGAGATACTTACCGTAGCCCCCATACCAGCGTGGGCTGTACAATAATAGTAAAGTGTCGCGGGGGCACCTGCGGGGACGATGAATGTTCTCTTTTCAGTACTCCCATACACACCCGTAGTTGTTATACCTGTAGTGTAGGCACTGCCGTCAGCAGTTTCCGAAAATATGAAAGGGTGATCCACAAGAGTTGGACTGGATAGGTCAAATATATATGTCTGGTGTTGGTGTAGCGTCAAATAAGGTTGTTGTATACCGTCTATGTAGTATTTATTAGCACCACTGGCATCCGATACAGTAACCACGAATGTCTTTGTGGTCCCGATCGTCATCGCATTACTCGTATTAAAGGTTTTGATAGCCGAGGTTTCATAATTCTCCACATCATCCGTGAATATATCTTTCGTGGTTTTGGTGGCGTCAATGGATTTAGCATAGGCTTCCCAGTGGTGGAGTTTCATATCGTTGATATCGGAGACACCCGCGTGTGTCAGTGCAGCACTACCGGTACCACCCATATCAGTGATACCCTTGGGAACAACCCCCGTATTTCGCTTTCGGAATTTAAGCTCACCCTCAGTGACTGAAAGTTTCGTATCGTCACCGATCCAAAGTGAGTTATCGGAAACGTACATGTCCCGAATTTTGAATGCGGCTGACCCGATATCGTAGGTATTATCTGCGGAGGGGAGGATGTGACCACTGAAAATTGTCCCCCCTCCAATTTCCACATTCGATGTGGTCACGAACCCCGTGGTGGCGTTACTGAATTGAAGGGTATTCGAGGTAACGTTCCCCACATTGGAAACGGCCGCGAGGTCATAGGAGGGTGTGATTTCGATGAGTCCCATTTTGATACCTTCACATGCGACATTCCCGTTGACTGTGAGGACATTCGAAGAGTCTGTGCTGACGTATAGATTCGAGCCTACGGAAAAGGCGTGTCGGGGAGCAGTATTGGCGATGCCAATGTTGGATGTCGCCTCGAGCCTGGGAGCACGAAGGGTCGCGTTCTCTACATCGAGGTACCCACTGAGTCCTTCGCCGAGTTCACCCATAGTTATTATAGGGGGAGTTTTTTTTAAACACTGAAAAAGTCCAGATTTTCTTACAAAGTGGGTTGCACTTTGGAGGAAATGTTTATTGAGGAAAAATTGAGACTTAGCCACAGTGATAGGTACACCCAACGAATGATGCTATGTGGACTGCGTTTGCTTCATCTGTTTGGGTGCCATCGGTTGTGAGAAAACGCCTCTCGTATGGTGCCTCCGTCGCACCCGTTTTGTCCTCAAATTGGATCTTACATATTTCCTCATGAACATGAAACACGTTTAAAACAGTCATGTTTTGATATAATTGATAAATCTCAAACTAAGTCACACTCTTATGAATGTCAATCACATATTGGACATTCATATGATTCAAATAATGCCGATAAACGTATTAGTATTTCTTTTAATGTCATGCCGAAAACGTTACCTGGTCTGTATAATTTTAAAATAATGAAAATTTAGATTTTTCATGTACGAGTAACTGTGTTACTCGGCTACAACGTTTGATGTATTTTCCTCCGTGACTTCATCTGGTCTTACCGGCCAAACGGGATTCACCGGATCTTCGGTCGCCGTGGGAAGGTCGCGAAGGGCTTGGCGGTACTCGAGCCATGCTTGTCGAACTTCTGGGGTGGAGTGTGGCCAGTCCGGAATGGCATATTTATCGGATTGGTCGAGAAGATATCTTCTCTTATTTCTTAAATCAATCATCTTAAAATTAAACATATGTTCTTCGTCAGTTAATGTCATTTATTATACTATAGTTTTTAAAATGAGGAAGGTCTGACGAAGAATCTTACATATTCAAAATTCCCATTATTAACGTATTGCCAAGAACCCCCCGGTCCAACTATAGCATCACAGTATAGATTCCAACCATTGGAAACTGCGTGAACAATATAACCAGCTGTACCATCATTATTATCTCCATATCCACCGTCCGTAGCTTCACCGTTTACACTAATACTAAAGTCCCACCCAGTATTCCCTTTATATAGAGCCTTACTTGATGCAATAAAATCAACACCGTTTGATGAACGTGCCTGATTACTGTCTGTTCCAGTTGAACCCGCAAAATTCGAATTAAATGCATTGTTTAAGTTCACACTACGCCATATAGCACCAACTTTTGCACCGAAAGTTCCATTATTTCTAAGAGCATTACCATATACCATAAGTAATACATCCAAATTAACTCCATTATTATTTGATAAAATATTCATAGGAACACTAAACATTGCGTGTCGGCGTGTTGTACTATTTTGTGGTGATAAAAATACATCCGAATTTCCTAATTCATCTGTGTATAGATTCCACGTAGGCATCGGCGGACCAACTTGAGGTACTTGTGCAAAACACATCCAACCACCACCGTACATATCTGGTTCACAATAAACATTGTATATCTTAGTTCCACCCTGGGTTCCTACAATTGGATATATACCTCTATCACTTCGACCAGCTAATATATGATCGTAAAATGTAGGTAAAGCTATGGGTGCTATATTTATGTAACGAATGTCCCCCCTCACATCCAAAGCCGCCTGGGGAACCTCCCCATCCCCTAAGCCGATCCCAACCCGAGTTTTGCTGAAATTGACGGTGTGGTGACCCTCGTCGCACCGACCCATTTGGTAGAGGGTCTTGACCTCTTCGGCGGTGAGGGCCGTATCGTAGAGTTTGAATTGGGAGATGGAGCCGTCGAAAGGTTGTCCATAGGTCGCGCGGTTTCCAAGTATTAATAATGCATTTGCATCTAAGTCGATAGTTGTACTAGCTGAACCACCTCCTATTGCCCATCCAGTCTTTAGTTCACCATCAATGTATATTTTAGGGTTGGTCGTACTTGTGGGACCACCCGAATATGAGTATGCGATATGTCTCCATTTACCAACCGTTTCTAAACCCAGATTACTGTAAGAATTATACAAATAATTAGCGTAAAATGACACATATACAGATGTCGAGGCTGAAAATTGAATAGCAGAACCTTTATTGGTTCCTTCACTACCGATAAAATGTAAATATTGATTTTCACTTGATAAGGTGGTATTATTTCTAAACCATTGACTTACGGTGTGAATATAACCCCCACTTGTATTATCGATTCTACTTTTTATATAATCGCTCGTTGCCCCATTAAACACCAAAGCCTTTTGGGTAACATCATACGCAGTGGTTCCATTAAACACCCCATCCAACCCCCTCCCAGACGTATCCCGCACCACCCCATCTTCCACAGGGTTCGTCGAGGTATTGTATTCCACGACGAGCCGGTCCCGACGGGGTGTATCATCGGCATCTGGGGGTGGCCCGATTCGAGGAACATCCAAGTTCTTCGTGAGGGTCAAAGTCCCATCGTGGAGGGTACTCGATCCCTGGTTCCGGACCCCAAAGAGCTTAATATCCTTGAGCTGAGTGAAAGCATCCGCGACGATCGCGTGGTACTTGTAATAGTTGGGGTTATCCAAGTTCTTGAACTCTAGGCGGTCATCATAGCCAAACGCGAGTCCAGCGACGTTGGAGGTTGCCTCTTCACGGGTAGGGGCTGTGGTAATCTTCGTCCAGTTCACATCATCATTACTTCCCCAAATACTCTTGATATTCGAGGGCATCGAGAAGACACGCGCGCGACCCCCATTTGAACCCGATGGGGGGTCAAAACCCTGTTCACCGGCAATAATTGTCGACCCGTCACGTGATATAGCTAACGATCTACTATCATTTCCACCACGACCTATACGAGCATCACCATCAGCGGAATCTCCCAAAGCACCATAACTTGCTACTGGTTGTCTAGTAATCCATGAACTACCTGTGTACTCAAATGTAAATAACTGTCCTTGGTTGGTTGACCCTTCGTCTGGTTTAGATACAATTAACCTTTTACCGTCGCCAGATAAGGCAATGAATGAACCAAAATCTTCATTCGTGGCTTCGACAGGGTCATTGATAGTACCCTTTAGAACCCATCCCGAACCTTCATAATTATATACCTTGACTACTCCACCATCTTCAGCTCTAGCTCCATCAGCTACATCTGCATTATTCTGACCTATCGCTACCACATTACCATCATTTGATATGGCAACCGCGTGACGACCATCATTGGCAGTGTATGTGAATGTAGCACCTTTCTGGGTCCAATCTGAACCATACTCGTATACTTTAACATAGGGATTTGTAATTGTATCATCAGTCGCAAAAATTATATGATTACCGTCTTCGCTCATATCTAAACTCCATCCAAGTCGCTCATTAGCAGCGGTACCGGATAGACTAGAGCCTTTTGGAGACCAGGCACCATTAGCGTATGTATACACACGAACCCTACCAGCATTAGAGAATCCAGTATCATCCTCGATTTCTGCTATTAGTATAGTGTACCCATCATACGAAAGTTTTACACCTCCATAACCTAGGTGGTCATCCGCTGACTCACCCACGAAGACGTCGACAAATCCCAGATCTGATGAGGTTAAACTCCCAGAATCGGGTAAAATAGTCCATGTGGCACCCGACAGATAATATACCCGAACAGTACCCGAATCAGCACCGTTAGCATGCTCAAAAGGTGCAGCTACAGCTATGATATTACCATCACCTGAGATGGCTACAGAATGACCGAAATTAGGGGTGTTACTAGCCGCTGCATCCGTGAGTGGATCACCAACCATGGTCCATCCAGATCCATTCCAATCGTAGACTATCACTTTACCTTGGCTACTATTAAAAATGTATCCACCTACGATTACACGGGTACCATCGTGATTACATGCGACCGCGCGTCCAAATTGCCCCCCCGCGTCTGGACCAAGAATGTCACCCCCAACCTGCGCCCAATCAGGTTTCGATTCAATCTCAGCCTTCTTGAGACTCATGGATTCGGGGGTTTGAATCTTGAGCCATGCCCCGAAATCAACTTCTTCGGAAAGGCGGGTATTCCTCGTGGGTGTAGCCGTCCATGAAGTTGAAGTGAGACCGTCGAACGCCTGGTACCCCGACCCATCCGCGGCACTTAACTTGATTTGACCGTCCCCCTCCACATAGGAATCGTCCGCGGAGATTGCCCTCGCGGGGAACTTCTGCAAAGCATGGGGTTCATCCACCACCGTCAGAGCACCTTCAGGTTCGGTCGTGCCCACACCTATGCGACCCTTGTAGAAGGTCACCGAGGATTTCTTGTGCCCGAATTCATCCTTTTGTGCATCGTAAATCTCTTGGATCCGCTCGTCACCCAAGTACTGGTCGTAGACCCTAAAGTTCGCCACCTTACCCGCGAAGGGACCACCCACGATCATAGGGGTTTCGGTATCTTCTTCTGTACCGTAGTATTCGAGTTCGGGAATACACAAATACCCATCAGTACCCGCTGCAAATGTTTTTGTGACAATAAATGCGTAGTATTTATAATAATTGTTTGTAGTTACGTTAAAAGAGGCTGTCTGTGATGCACCTGTAAATCCGGAATTTGTGAAGGTGTGTAGATGCACCCAATCAGAATCATTATCACTTCCCCACACCTGCCCGGCTTCTACCGATTGTGTCCAAAGCGTCGCATCATTCCTCGAAGTGAAAATGTATCTATCCAATTTTATTTTATTTGGAAGTTCCAGTTTTAACCATTCACCATACGGA